TTGGTTACTACGTTTTCATTTCTTGTAAATTGCTACCAACGGACATTTGTTTTGTTAGATTTATTTTAATATAATCTATATTTATTTATAAATCAAAGATTTGAGAGGAAATCACTCCATAACTGGAGTTTGTGCTCCTCAAGTCTTCTTTGATCGACAAGAGTATTAATTCTCTTTTGTGTCTTTTCGGCGAGTTGTTCACGAAGGATTCCTCCTTCCCAAACCCACTCCTTTCCTTCCATAATTCCCTGAACAAAAGCATCAGGTGCGGAAGGATCGGCAACGATATCGGCAGCGGTTGCTAACATGAAGTCTTCACCAACAACTTTGGCACCGCTACGATCTTCTCTCAATGAACCAACACCACGAGAAGAAACGCCGAGCATTACACCTTCATCGAGGAGAGAAGATGCAATCTTACCCATTGGGGTATTGAGAATTTGTGCCTTTCCTTTGAAATTACTACCCTCACGAACGAGTGAAGTAATTTTATGAGAAACTCTATCAAGATTTACGGTAGGACCATCTGGATGTCCAAGTTCACCGAGGGCACGTCCCTTAGAAACAAAAGTTTCATTATATCTTTGAACTTCACGAGAAAGAGTTTCCATTGGATAAACTCTTCCGTTGCGGTTCTTGAGATCTCCTTGAAGGAAAACACCTTCAATGTACAATTTTTTATTAGCACCTTTTCCTTCGGTGATAATTTGTACGTTTGAAATTTCTTCTGTGATTAGTTTCATTTGATTAACCGGTGAATCCTACTTTTGTTCCCAATACATCAGTTCCAGATGATACATGAACAGTGTGTGTTGGTTGTTTTTCCAAAAACTCTGTCGTGTTTGCCAACATTGTAAATGTTCCAATGGTTGGACCAGCATTGGTTTCAGAGACAGTGATTACAAAATCGGAGGTGCTTGGATTGGCAAGACGAACAACCGTTGCCTCACTAAAACTTGAACCAGCTCCGACAGTATTAGGGACTTGTATTTCAGATCCCTTCAGTAATATCCTGTACATTATTCTTGTTCCTCGGATGATTGATTATCACCAAACATCGATGCTCCTACTGTTGGACGAACGGCATCAATTCTTTGTGCCGATCTTGCATAAAGAGCATCCTTAATTTTGTCGCTAATTTCCGACGCAGAAGCATCAGAACCGATCAAATTTACAATTTCTTCCATGAAGTTTTATAATATCTATATTCTCTATTTATATTTCGCCGCCTTTGGGTTCTTTAACTTGAGTGGCACTTCCTTGCATTTCCAAATCTGGTTCCATTGGAACATCACCTATCATTCCCATTTCTCCACCATCTTGTGGTAATGGTTCCCCAGTAATAGGATCTACAGAGTTAGGATCTGGAATAATTCCATCTTTGATTTCCTGTTCAATTTGCTCATCCATCTCAATCATTTCTGCATCAGTTTGACGGAGAACTTTTTTGCGAACCCATTCGGTTGAATAGTATTTGCCGATATAAGGTTCAATAGTTGCCAGAACACCGAGACGCTCATTTAGCATCTCAGTTTCTTTGAGTTCTGCAAACTGATTATCGTATAAGAAATCATATTGAATATGATCGGAAATCATGTCCCAATCTTCTGGAGACACAATGTTCTTAAGAATTAATTGAGTCTTGAGCATATCATTGAACATCTGAGCGAATCTCTTTCTCAAACGTCCAACAAACTTGGCAAACTTGAGCTCGTCTCTCAGAATCTCGGAAGAACGTCCAAGATTGAAACCGCCGTCTGCTGCAATTCTCGATTCAGGAACTCCAAGTGATCTGTAGAGTTTCTTCTGGAAGTATTCAATATCGGCAAGTTCGCCAAGATTTTGTCCGCCAGGAAGTGTGGAGATTTCGGTTCCTCTACCACCCTCTCTTCTTGGTAACCAAAAATCTTCCAACATACTCATGAACTTTTTATCGTCACGAACTTCACCAGTGTTGGCATCATAAACCAACTTGTTACGATAACGCATCATAACATCACGAAGATATTGTTCTGCTTTTACCTTAGGAAGATTACCAACGTCAATATAGAAAATACGACGCTCTGGTGCTCTGGACAAACGATAGATAACCAAAGAATCCTCAATCATTCTCAGTTGATTGAGTGCCTTGATTGCTTTGTGAAGATATGAAAGAACAGTTCCCTTATTTCTATCAACTAATCCTGAGGTACAATAAGTAATTGCATCTTTTGCAATTCTAGTTCCTTTTGCACCGCCACCACCAGAATAAACACTAGTTGGATAATTTGGTTTAGGAGTATATAAGAAATATTCTTCAATCTCTGGAGCGATTGCATTGTTTTCGTTATCACGCCCAGTAATTGTTGGATTAACTAAAGCAGCATTCTTATCTTTCTTTTTTTCTTGGCGGACAAACCGCATCTTCATAGGATCAATATACCTCAGTTCTTTAATTCCTTCCTGAGGTTTTTTGAGATCGATTACTTTGTGATAATAAAGTCTACCATCAACATACCAGTTTCTGAAAATCTCATGTGACTTTCTATCGAAGTCAAGAAGTTCTTTAATATATTTGAATTCTTGTCTGATTGCTTTTTTTAACTTATCAGTCGCATTAAGATTTGACAGTTCAATTTCAATCGGTGAGTCATAAAGATCACTTACGATCGCTTCATTGACAACATCTTCAATGGCACCATCACATTCTGGGTGAAGTGCCATTTCACGATATCTTTTAAGCAAATCAAATTCAGTTCTATAAACACCTTCGATGTCTACATATGAACCATAAAATCCACTGGCAATATAGTTATCAACCCCGTCCTCATTGTTTTGAGGAACGGGGGAAACTATACTCTTGGATTTTTTTTCTGAATCCTCAATTGAAAAACCAAAAAGTTTTGCCATTATAATCTTAACTTGACTGTTATTTTACTATTTAGGCGATGTCCTCACCACCAGCACTAGGAGAAGTTCCTCTGGAAGCTTCCCACCACTGAACCTGAAGTTCTACAGTGAACTCTTCAATGGTGTCAGTTGTCTCATAACTCAAGTCAATTGTTGAGATGTTGGTTGGGAATACATCATAGAAGTGATAAGATCTGAGGATTCCTCCGTCACGAGCAAGCTGATAGACATATGCATCTGCTTGATATGCTTCTGGATCTGTTAGTCCAGTGCCATCATTCATCTTGTTGATTGTGTTCATCCACTTCTCAAATGCTGAGCGAATGGAGAAATCAACGTCGTTGATAACAGTGATTGTCCAGGTTTCGAATGTTCTGTCTCCAGCAATCTTAAGAATACGACCTCTGAATGGAACATCGATTGGAGCAACAGTTGATGCAGGCAGTGCCGCTGCCTTTACAAGAAATCTTGCTCTTTGGAGAGTGTCATTATCGACACCAACGGCACCAGGGAATGCTAACTCAACCTCAAATAGATTGGGTCTTGCGCCACCACCAGATAACTTACTTTTGAAATCGGTGATTTTTCTGAGTGGAATGTTGTTTTGTTGTTGACGAGTTGCCATAGTTCGTTAAACCTCTAATTAAACGTTACCGATTACTTCTTCAAATGAAACGCCAGTTCTGGTGGCAACAAACGTAAGACCAATGAAGTTGATTGATCTTGCGGGTTTAATAAAGATGTCAGCAACAAACTCATTGTTATCAATGACTGCTGCTGTGTTGTTTGTTTCGTCACAAACAACGACGTAATCAAAGATTCCACGCTTTGCCTGAACATCGCGGAGGAATGGTTCAACAATATTTACAAAGTTGGTTCTTGTAATTTCATCGTTGAACTCGAAGAGTTGATCTTTCGCAGCTGCGGAGATTGCATCCTCAAGGTAGATGAAGAGACGGCGAACATTGATTCTGTCGAATGCCGAAGACTTACCAAATCCAGTCTTGTCACCGAAGAGGATAATACCTGCTCCAGGTGAGAGGATAACTGGGTTAATTCTATTTGAATAAAGTTTGTCTCTTTGAACTTTGCCAGGATTATATGCAAGTTTTACAGCGTTGAGAATTCCTCCTCTTGCTGTTCCTGCAGGCGAGAACCATGGGAACTGATTGATGTCATTTCTGGCACAAAGTCCAGCCATGTCACCGTTCAAAGGAACATATCTGAAGGTATTTGCAAATCTATCAAACATGTACTTATATCCACTGTCGAAGACTCCGTAGGTGGATGAAGTAACAGGGGCATAGAAACTGACTACATTATCAGTAATGTCGGCGTCGGAATTAATGTTTACCGCTGCCTGATCTGTTGTATCAGTAATCGCAGCTCCTCTGTATGGGGAGATGAAAGCAAGTGAATCTTGTCTTGCTTCACAAACTGCAATCAACTTATTTGCAAGTGCTTGAGCATCAGATTTGGCATAATTTGCCGAACCCATTAAGAGGAAATCTACTTCATAGTTTTCCTTATTTTCAAACAGTGTGTATCCAGAAACTAATCCGCCAAGTCCAGCACTTAAAGCACCAGATGCTGACAAATCAGTTGTTCCATCATAGTTCTCACCACCAGAGAGGGTAAGATTCTGATTACCTGTGGCAGCAAAGGTGATGCCCTGAGCGTCTTGATCCCAACCTACATCAGTCTCTAAATCAAAGTTTGCGCTATATCCGGTGGTGACGATACCTGCAGGGGCGGAACCACCAAAGACATACTCGGAACTATTCAGAAGGAATTTTCTCCAGTATGATGGAGAACCTAATGAAAACTCAGCATCCTTTGCTTTGGAGAGTGAGAGATTCTTTTCGAGAATTGTTCCAGAATTTCCAGTGATTTTTCCATCACCATCAAGAACAACAACGTGAACTTCGTCAAATCTAGAATCTCTTGCTGCAGCATACGCAGAAGTTCCAGGACGATCTGCGAGAGTGTTCCACTTAACAGTTGAACCTGTTGCAAGAGTAATTGATTGTTGATCAAACCAGTCTGCTTGAGCAGTTACTGTTGTTGATGCATATGCAACAGTTTGTCCAGCAGTGTGAATTGCAACTGAACCACTTCCAGAGAATGCATAAACACCAGCAGGTTGATAATCAACCTCGGTTACAGTTCCTGCAGCAGAAACGTGAGCAAGAACCTTAACATATGCTTCTGTTCCAGTTACTTGAGTAACAACACCCTTTAGGTGTCCGTCAAGAACGGTGGTTGATCCTGCCCCTGGGAGAGTTGCAGAAATTGCTTGAGTTACGCCGCAACCTACGACAACCGTTGCTGCTCCTTCTGGAGTTTGATCGAAAGTCAGAATTTGATCGGCTTTCGAGTCAATGATTCCAACTCTTAATCCATTGCCCCATGAACCTGGGTTTTTAGCAGCAACTGTTACTCCAGTGATTGTGGCTTCATCGTATCCAAGTTGTTCGTAGTGCTCATCACTCTTAATCTTAACAGAACCTGCAGTTCCAGAAAAAGCGTTCGCTAAGTCTGTATCGTCAGCTCTTACAACTCTGAGTGAACCACCATATGCAAGATACGATGAAGCAACGAGCCAGTGCTCATAGTGCTTATCTGTGGCATATGGCTTACCAAATGTATCCAGTAAGTCCTTTTCGCTTTCAATTAAAGTAGGAAGCTCTACTGGACCTTGGGCAAATGGTGCCACAATAGCTCCAATACTAGCAGAAGTTGGATCAACTCTTCCTACTGTAAGGTCTACTTCCCTTACAACAATACCAGGAGATGCTAAGTTTAATGGCATCTTGTTTGTCCTCGCAGTCCAAATTTATCTAAAAATATTTATGGAAAGGGGTATTTTCAGTGGGGAAACCGTGCGTGAATATCTACCAATCAGGATATTCCCACAGAGGTTCTTTTTTCTTCTTCAGTTTTACTCTGCGAACAGTACACTCTTTACATTCATACGAATATGCAGATGGTAGAGTTTTTCTATCCTTCCTTGTCAAATAATAATCATCTATCAGATTTTTAACTTTACCACAAACACGACATTTCCTTTGACTGAACAATAGATGCTCTAATTCTATTTCATCGTCAAAGGACATTACATATATTCCCACATGTAGGATCTGTCACCATATTCATCAGTGTGCCATCTATCACCGTCAGTGTCCACAAAACTTCCTTCATCATTTATCCCATCAAGAATAAATCCAAATGGTGCCATGTCTTGTTCTATTTGATTCTTTTGCTCTTCATAAATTCTTTTACGAACATCGTTGTTCGTCATTTCTTTGAAATAATCCTGAGCGACTAACCAGGAGAATATAACAAGACACATTGCTAAGTCATCATTACATCCCTCTTCTGCTTCAAAGGAATTATGTCTCTGAGCAAATGTTGTTAGTTCTGAAATAATCTCATAGTCTAAAGTGAGAAGTTTATATTCTTCAATCAGAGTCTTTAAGTTTGAACATCCCAACTTTTTAACTGCTGATGTCATTCTGACACCAAGTTGAGATTTCTTACCACTGAATCCAGAACCAACAATTTGTCCTGCACGCCCTCTCATCGAACACATGAGAACATTATCATATTCCAAATCAAAGTGGAGGATATTGGCAACCTGATCTCCAATATCATTGATTTCTATCAATAACCATGCTCCATTGTATGCTGTTGCAACATCATGAATTATGTTTGGAAACAACATTGGTTTGATTTCGTTGTTTCTATATTTTGCAACAGCTTTATACGGAAAGTCGGTTATATCAAAAACGATAAATGCGGAGTAGTCGTTACCTAAACCACGAGCAACGTCAACCGTAATGAGATAATTGTGATCTTCTATCGGGTTTTCATATACATCTAGTCCAGCATTTCTGCGAATAGGATCTTCGTAGATGAGTGTTTTTAATATTGCTGGATTAATCAGTGTATTAACAGAACCTAAGAATTCGCATTCAAACTCAACCTTGAACTGTTGTTCCGATGTGTTGGCAATAGTTGTAGATTTCCATGCCTCGTCTCTACCAGGAACTTCTGACCAATGAACATCTGTTGGAACATATTCATTTCTACCTTGCTCCGCATCGTGCCACATACGGTAGAAATGATTCATACCGTGTGGTGTGGATACAATAATTACTTTGGTGTTTTTACCAGAAGTAATAGTAGGATACACAGAGGCAAAGAACGAGTCAGCAACATGATTTGGGACGAACGCGAACTCGTCG